AATTGTTGCAGATGGGGAGTCAGGGACGCTCGAAGCAGAGCGTGTACTTGTCTCCAACATCTACGTGGACGAGGGAGAGGTTCCTGCAGGCGGAATGCCCCGGCAAGTCCATGAGGTTCGGCCCATTAGCCGAGAAGTACTCTTAGAAATGTACCCGGACTGCGAGTCCGAAATCAAAGAGTCCAGCGACACCTTGACCGATTCCCAGCCTAACCGTCAGGTGGATTCTGACATGGTGATGGTGGCCGATAGTTATTACCGCTCACCCGGAGGTGATAGCCCGGGCCGGTTTGTTCGATCGTGTTCGGCAGGTGTCCTGGAGGATTTGCCTTGGGCTGAGTCCTTTGTCCCGTACGTCTTCTTTAAGTGGAATGAGCCCGTTACTGGGTTTTATGGGCAAGGTCTGGCAGAAGGTTTGGTAGGGTTCCAGGTTCGTATCAACGAACTAAACGACTACATCAAGAAGTGCCACGACCTGATAGCTGTACCCCGAGTGTTTGTGGAGCGTTCCAGCCAAACCTTGAAAGCAAAGCTCACAAACGAAATCGGACAGGTGGTTAACTACGGGGGACGACCTCCGGTGTTTCACACCCCCACTGCGGTGAATACTGAGACCTACAGCCGGGTGCAGTACCTAAAACAGTCTGCGTTTGAGTTTGCTGGCATCTCATCTATGGCAGCCCATGCGACTCGCCCTGAAGGAATTGAGGCTGCTGTTGCTCTACGAGAACTGAGCGACAACCAGGCTCAACGCTTTTCAGACCAGCAAGCGCGGTATGAGCAGGCCTACGTAGAAGTGGGGCAGCTAATTGTTGACCTGGTTAGGAATATGCGGGTTAAGCCCAAGTCCTATGTGTCAACTCGGTTCGTAGAAGAGATTGATTGGCCTGAAGCAGACTTCAATCGTCACAAGTTTACGCTGCGGGCGATGCCCAGCTCTGTGTTGGGGGAAACCCCCGCGGGCAAGAAGCAGACTATTATTGAATTTGCGCAGTACGGGGTGCCTCTCAGTCCAGAAGAAATGAGACGCCTATTAGATCACCCAGACCTAGAACAGAGCGATATGCTGGCTAAGGCCAAGCTAGAACACACCCACTGGGTCATTAATGAGATTGCCAACGAGAGGTGGGTGCAGCCGGATTCGTTCATGGACCTACCGCTCACACTCCAGTTGGTGAATGCAGCATATTTAAACGCTATGATGGCTGGTAACAGGGAGACTGGGGCAGGTGTTGCACCTCCCAGAGTCCTTGAGATGTATAGGCAGTTCCTAAAGTTTGCAGACGACAAACTCAAGGAATTGAATCAACCCACTCCTGAAGAGATGGAGTTGATGCGACAACAGCAGGTTGCGGATACCCCAGCAGGCAATGTAGCAGAAACTGGACTCCCTGGTGTGCTTCCTCAAGGAGCAGACGCTGCTGAAACACAACTAGCCGGACTAATCGGCACCTAGGGTAAATATGGCGCAAGAGAAACCACCCGAGAATTTTGACGTAGATAATCCTCACGCAGATGTTGACATTGAAAAGATTTATAGCGACTTGTCTGACAGTGCTGAAGCACCCGAGGAAGGCGCTGAGACTGTTGAGACTGCGGAGGCAGTTGAAGAAGATCCTCAAGAAAATGAGGAATCAGAGTCTGGCGACGAAGTTGCAGAGGCCAAAAAGCCAGACACAAAAGAGGCTGCCTGGCTAAAGCAAAAGACGGCTCAAGACAAAGAACTCCGAGACCTGCGCAAGCGGATTAAAGAGTACGATGACGCCAAGCCCTCGGAGCCAGACCAACAAGAACAGAAGTTCGTAGCTGAGTTTTTCCGTGACCCAGGAGCATTCCTAAAGCGCCACGGCGCGGACTCCAAAGCGGGTGCTCTTGGCAAGCGGCTCTTGGCCGTGGCTTTGGGAGACGACGCACCCGAGCACTTCAAAGAGCAAGTAGACCGACTGAGCCTAGAGGCTCGTTTAGAAGCACTAGAGAGCGGCATTCGAGAAGAAGACAGCAGCAGAGTATCAACGCAAACAGAAGCTGCCCGGCACCTGAAAGCAGAGATGTTGCAGAGCGACCTCAACGAACTACTAGAAGACGTTGACGGCTTTGTGCAGAGCTTTCCATATACCGGTGTTCTCGCCAGCGACAATCTCGAAGAAGCTCGTAGTGCACTGCAGATTAAGGCCGTGGAACTTGTCCGTTCAGGCAAGTGGCCCTCTGCACAAAGAGTTGCTCAAGAACTAAACAAAGAACTTGAGCGTAGTGTGTCACGGTTTAAAGCCCTCACAGGGCCAACCCTTGACACAGCGGATGATGAAGACACGCCAGACGAAAGTGGTAACAAACGCAAACAAAGCAAACCACTATCAAACGCAAAGGGAGCTAAGCGAAAAAGAAATAATATTCGCAAAGAACAGGAAAACTGGACTAAGGAACAGTGGGACACCTACGGTGTAGAGGTCCTAGGTAACTTGTTCGATTCCTAAGCTCCTAGCTTTAACTTAATATAGGTAAACAATAATGCCTGCTGTTCAGCAAACTGTCACTCTCATGGATGCGTTCATGAAGGAGATTTATCCGGATTGGAAGCTACACCAGCTTATGACCCGGAAGCGTCCCTTCCTGAAGTGGGTCCCAATGAAGGGTGACTTCGACGGCGATGCTTACGTTGTTCCGGTGTATTACGAAGACCCGCAGTCGGTGTACAACACCCTCGCGAATGCGGTTACGCACGCCGAAACTTCACAGAGCAAGAAGTTTGTTATCTCTGCCCGTAAGAAGCTTTACGGCGAGGTGCAGATTGAAGCGGAGGCGCTTATGGCCTCCAAGAGCAAGCGTGGAGCGTTCATCTCTGCGCGAACGACTGAAATTGACGGAATTCTTCGTCAGCTAGGCAAGCGGTTGCACACGGACCTCCTGCGTGCAGGCACGGGTTCTATTGGCAAAGCCAAGACCATCACGAAGGACAACCCGGCGGCAGGCAGTTCGCGGATTCTGCTCTACAATAAGAGCGACGTGTACAACTTCGGTATTGGTATGGTTCTAGAAGCCAACAACACCGATAACGCTACTACGCCGAAGACCAACGACGAGGTCATCAAGGTCACCGCAGTCAACGCGGCTGACGGTCACATTTTTGTCAGTGAAGACGTAATCGACGACCTCTCTACGACGGCCTGGGCCGATGATGACTTCCTGTTCCCTGTGGATCAGTATGATAGCACCATCTCTGGTGTAGGTAAATGGCTCCCGCTTTCGGCCCCGACCTCGGGTGATTCTCACTTCACGGTGGATCGCTCTGTTTCGGTCGAGGCACTCGCGGGACATCGGGTTGACGATACCTCTCGTTCGGTTCTCGTGAACGCCCAGGAACTTGCTATGCGGGTTGCTGAGTTTGGCGGTGACCCCGAGACGCTGTTCCTCAATCCTCGTGCCGGTCTACAGCTTCAGGAAGAGGCAGGCACCAAGGTTGAACGCCTTGAGCCTGGGATGGCGCAGCTAGGTTTCGACGGGTTCCGTATTCACAGCTTTGTCACTGGTCCTATCAATGTCGTATTTGACATTTGTGTTCCGGCAGACCGTGGATACTTGCTCCAGCGAGACACTTGGCGCTTTGCCCACCTTGGTCCTGTTCCTCACATCATCGCTGACGACGGAAAGCAGTCGCAGCGTAAAGAGGACGGTACCTACGACGGCATCGCGGTTCGGGCTCGACTCTTTGGTGAGTTGGTCTGCAACGCTCCCGGTTACAACGGCGTAATGTCTGTTGCGGTTGCCTCGTAATCGACGCTAACCTGAGACTTGGGGTCTAACCGGCCCCTTGTCTCTTTCCTTTTGGAGACATTATGGCAGTTATTCTAGCAAAGCTCAAGGGCGACTTCCCTATCCGGTGTAACCGCCCCGAAGCTGAAATTTGGATTCTCTCTTTTGAGACCAATGGCACGGGGGACCCGGACGGACTTGACCCTGCGTTTGCCACTGGTGTGACGTTGGATCGTACAGGTGCCGGCGATTACACCGTTACGTTTGACGAGGCTATTAAACCCAACAAAGTGTTGGCCTGCCTCCCATCTTATGTTGAGGGCCTCCCCAAAAACGACGTCAAGTACGTCAGTTACACTGCATCAACTGGTGTGCTCGTACTTATGGCGACTGAAGAAGATGGTACGTCTGGTATTTCGGCTGAAGCTGATACTACTGACAAGACCATCTCACTGGTACTGTTCGTTTCAAAGAGCGACAAGTCCTAATCCCGAGCCCGGGGGATAATCCGGGCACTTTTTTGTATGGCAACTACCCTACTACAGCTCAGAGACGACGTTCGGGAACTTGTTGATGACGTCAACAAGGCTTTGATTGGAGATACTCAGCTCACCAGAATGATTAATCTCTCTGGGAGGACGTGGCACAACAAAATTGCGCACGCGATGCCCGAGACTTTTGAGATATCTGAAACAGTTACTCCTAGCGGTGTCGCAGATGTAGTTACCTTACCCACAGATCATTACAAGACCCTGGGGGTGCGATACATTGAAACAGATGGGTCTACGTGGCCATTAAAACGTTTGATGTATAATGAGCGCTGGCAGTTTGATGATGGTGACACCACCGACAGGGCAACGGGGTACTTCGTGTCTGCGCTTAGCTTGTATATTTACCCTGCGCCCGCAACCGGCTCTAACAATTATAAACATGACTACGTGAGGGCGTGGGACGAATTAAGTGCAGATGGTGACACTGTCATGACGGTTGCCGACGCTAGACACAACATGTTAGACCACTGGGTACAATGGATAGTCTACGACGTCGCCATCAGAGTACGGAGTAAAGAAGAGACCCCTATCACTGACCTGCTGGCCATGAAAAGAGACCTTGAGTTGACGATTGACACCGCTATCCAGGACAGAGACTCTGCAAACCCTGAGCACGTTGTTGACACACGCAGAGCCTTTCTCAGCCACAGCCACGACAGAGACTTCTGGACTAACCGCTAATGCCAATTGAAGAAGTTAAGTTACGTAGGTTTGACGGTGCCCTCGGGCAGGCGTTGGACAGCATTCAACGCAACCTGAACCGTGTAATCAGTAACATCAACTCTCCTGGTAAAAAGCCGGGGACTATGGTTGGGCCGTGGTTTAAAAATACTATCCCTGCGGGCGCTACCGAAGACCTCCAGATCGTCAACGCTGTAGCAACCGAATGGTTTACAGCACACCGCTCTGGGTCTATTGTGGGCTACTCGTTTTCCCTCAGTGACGACGCCGCAGGCTCGGATCTGACCATCAATATTAATAAGAACGGCGACACAATCCATA